ATCCATGACTGACCTCAACCTGCCAAACCCCGAGAACATCAATGCCCCGCTCGCCCGTTATCGCCAGGGAGGCCAGAGCAGCATCCCATCCGGTGGCATTGGCCAGCAGCTGATCCAGGCCAATGCGGCCGCAACGACAGCCAACCAGAAGCCGACCAAGGCCATTCACATCGGCGAAGTGCACATGACCAGCCAGAACCCGATGACGCCGGAGCAGATGGCCGAGAACGCCTGGCTGGAGACCAAGTGATGAATGAGCCCAAGTACATCGACATCCTGGTGGTGAACGGCGCCTGGCAGCTCGATGCGGGCGGCCAACCCCGCACCACCCAGGACCGCCACAGCATCGGTCAGGACATCAAGCACCGCATCATGGAGTCGGGGCTCGCCCGCAAGCTCATCGGCGAGCGCAGCCCGACCCTGCGCAGCGATGTGATGACCGAGATTGAACTGCTGGTAGAAGACGACGAGCGGCTGGTGCCCGGCACCATCCTCATCCGTGAAGAGGCCCCCGACCGGATACTGGTCACCGCCCGCACCTATGAATTTGGCGAACTGGAGGTAACCCTGTGAACCTGCGCCCGACCGTGGACTTTATGGCCCTGCTGGCCGAGACCGGCGTCCCGACCACCGAGCAGGCCATGGAGGCCGAGCTCAAAAAGGAAGTGGTGGCCGCCGGCTCCCTTATCACCAATGACAGCGATGTGAGCCCCTTTTGGCGGCTGGTGCGCGGGGTGGTGATAACGCCGGCGCTCTGGCTGGTCCGCACACTCTTGGCCGGCCATGTGCTGCCCAACACCTTCGCGGCCACCGCCACTGATGCCTATCTCGACCTCAAGGCATGGGACGTGGACTTGACCCGTAAACCCGCCCAGACCACCCGGGGCCTGGTCAACTTCGTCAAAGCCAATCCCAGCGAAGCGGTCACCATCCCGGCCGATATCTGGGTCACCACCGAGCGCATCAACGGCGCCATCTACCGTTTGCGGCCCCTGCAGGCGGTAGTGAGCCCAGCCGGCGAGGCGGTGGCCCGGGTGGTGTGCGAAGCAGAGTTCGCCGGGGCGGCCTGGAATCTGGCGCCGGGCTATTACAACCAGCTCAGCGAACCGGTCACCGGCATCCTGTCGGCCCGCAACGATGACAGGGAGTGGATAACCACCCAGGGCGCCGATGCCGAGGGCAACGACGCTTTGGGCTTACGCATTCAGAACCAGTTCTCGGCGGTGGGGCGTTACCACATCGACGCCATTTACCGCTCCATGCTGGCCAGCGTCGCCGGCATTCGGGCCGACCACATCTTCTTCGAGCACGAAGCCCCGCGGGGGCCGGGTACCGCCAATGCCTACATCCTGCTGGAGGTGGGCGCCACCCCGGCCAGCCTGATTGACCAGCTCAATGACTACGTGGGCCGCCAGGGCAACCATGGCCATGGCGATGACCTGTTTGTGATGAGCATCCCCGAGACCCAGCACAGCCTCACGCTGTCACTCTGGCCACAAGCCAACCTCACTGATGAGCAGCGTGCCGCGCTCAAGGCGGGCACCGAGAGCCTGGTCAGGGCGGCGTTTCGCCAGTCGGCGGACTTTCCGGCCGCCACCCGCACCTGGCCGCGCTCGCGCTTCTCGCTCTCCCAGCTGGGCCGAGAGCTGCACAGCCAGTTTCCACAGCTGCAAAGCCTCAAGTTCGCGCAGGATGACATCGTGTCGGGGCTGGCCATCCCGCGATTGAACAAACTGGTGGTGACCCTGCATGACTAAGCCGACCCCGCTTGAACACAACCGGCAGGCGCCGGTGCTGCCGGATGCCAGCGCCCCCTGGTGGGAGGATGGCTACACCATCAGCCCGGCCCATGCCGAGCCAGGGTTCTTGGCGCGGGGCATCAACGCCTTCTGGCAGCGGCTCAAGGGGTGGTTGTTGCTGCCACTGGCCCAGCAAGACCCGCTGACCTGCTCCGAATCCCTGCTCTCCTTGCTTGCCTGGGAGCGAGACATCGCCCGCTTTAACGGTGAGCCCATCGCGCTGTTTCGCAAACGGGTCAGGTTCGCCTTTGTGAACGCCCGGGACGCCGGCGAGGTGGCGGGCTTTAAGCGCATCTTCGAGCGCCTTGGCATCGGCTGGTGTGACATTCACGAGCGCCAGGCCGGCACGCCCTGGGACGTTATCACCATCGAGGTGACCGACAGCGCCATCGCCAACAACCAGCAGCTGATGGAAACCCTGATCCAACACTATGGCCGCACCTGCCGCCGCTACCGCTTTCAGGTGGTGTACCCGGTCACTGGCACCCTTCGCACCGGCCGCATCGACATGAGCCAGCAGGTGTTCGGCGCAACCCTCAAGAGGACAGCATGAGCCAAATCATTACCAACGCCTTTGCCAACTACCTGCAGGCGTGCCTAGCAACCCAAGTGCCGGTGGTGCTCGATGAGTTCGTGCTGGCCAATATCCCGAACCTTGACCCCAGCAAACCCATCAGCCCTGACCAAGGGTTGCCGCCGGCGGGCCAGATTGTGCATCGGCGCGCAGTGGACCAGCGCGGGCGTATCAACAACGACGCGGTGGCCTACACCATAGTCATGGACACCACGGTCGGCGATTTCAGCTTCAACGCCCTCTACCTCATCAACAAGGCCGCCGGCGTGGTGGGGATGATTGTGCACAAGGGGTTGGAGACCAAGCTCAAGACCAATGAGGCCACCGGCCAGACCGGCAACAGCCTGGTCAAATCCATGTTGATGGAATACGACCGAGCCCCGGAGGCCACCGCTACCCACGTGGATGCCAGCACCTGGCAGATTGACTATGCCGCCCGCCTGCGCGGGATGGACGACGACCTGCGCCTGCAGGCGCTGCAGTTCTTCGGGCCAGCCACCTTCTACGGCAACGGCTTTAATCTGGTCAATGAATCAGGGGTCTACAAGGTGCAGCCCGGGGTGGCCTACGTGGGCGGCCTGCGCGCCCAGCTCGATGAGGTCAAGAAGGTGACCCCGGGCGCCAAGCCGGTGGGACTCTGGCTGGACATCTACCGGGCAGGCTCCCTGCTTGATGCCTGGGTGAACCACTTCACCCTGACCTTGAGCGTGCCAGACCTGGTGGACTACCGGGACGCCAACGGCCATCAGCACCATGTGGCCAAGGTCGCCATCATCAATGCCAACGGCAGCGTCACCGACGTGCGCCGCAAGCGCACCCTCGAGCTGACCGGGGATGTCACCGGCAAGGGCATCCTGGAAGATGCCCAGGGCGTCAATATCGCGGTGGAGATAAAGGACGGCAGCCACCGCCACAAGTGGGGCGAGCTCGACCAGGTACCGGCCACTGCCAGCCGCTGGCCCAGCTGGGCAGAGGTGTCCAGCAAGCCGGACCTCGCGGCAGCCAACCACACCCACCCCGGCTCCTGGCTCAATCCCATCAACTTGAGCACGGAGGACCTCGACACCCTCAAAGAGCCCAAGGTGTATGCCCAGCATGCCAACGCCAACACCTCGGCCGCCCGCCACTACCCGGAGAACAGCGCAGGGGCGCTGATTATCAGCAGTGGCGCCGGTCCCCAGCAGACCTACCTGGTCTACAACTCGAGCCGGGTCTGGCGCCGGGCCCAATACAGCACTGGGGCCTGGACACCCTGGACCCGGGATTACAACACCGGCAACAAACCCACGCTGGCCGAGCTGGGGGCCGCGGCGGCCAGTCACGCCCACCCCTGGGCCCAAATAACCGGGGTACCGGTGCCTGCCACCCGCTGGCCCACTTGGGCAGAGGTCAGCAGCAAGCCCGCCACCATGCCACCGGCGGCGCACACTCATCCCTGGGCGCAAGTCACCGGGGCGCCGGCCACGGCTACCCGCTGGCCCGCCTGGGGCGAAGTCACTGGCAAGCCGGCCACCATGCCGCCCGCCGCGCACACCCACACCGCGGCTCAAGGCAACGCCGATATTGTGGCCAGTGGCTGGGGACAGGTGGGCTCATATGCCATGGCTTGCTGCATCGCCTACGTAGGAGCAAAAACGGCCGGCTACGTCATTGCCGGTAGCAACCTGAAACTGGCCTGCGGCTCTGACCAATGGGCGGGTCGAGGGGCCACCCTGCCCGGCACCTGGAAACTGCTCGGCTATATCGTCGGGGATGGCAAGGACGGTGGCTGGAATAACTCAACCTGGATCCGCATCAGCTAAGGGACATCTCATGAGTATCGATATCGTCAAGGTGCGCAATGTCACCGCCCACCCCGAACAGGACAACGAACTGAATATGGAGGTGCTGTTTGCCCACCTGCCGGCGTTTGTCCCCTTCACCGCCCGCAGCAATGACTGCGAGGAGCATGGCCGCGAGCTCTACAGCCGGGCCATGTTTGGCGAGTTTGGTCCCATCGAGGTGATCACCCCGTCACCGCCGACCGAGGTCCAGCAA